TTTCCCAAATTGAAGTGGGGCACCCGTTCGACTCCACCCTTTCCAGGGTTGGTGTGGGCAGGCTGGCCGTTGAGGGTGCCGAGATTTCGTTGACAGGGCACACACACACCGCAGGGGATGTGATCGGGGCACGCTCCTGGTCCGCTGTCCCTGCGTCGGCGGCAGCCCCCGGCACGGCGGGGCAAGAGGCATACGACACCGATTTCCATTATGTCTGCGTGGCAACGAACACCTGGAAACGCACACCCCTCACCACTTGGTAAACAAGGAGAAACGCATGGCAACCAAGAAACAGATCGAAACCGCCGTAGTCGCAGCCGGGTTCACCAAAGATGACCTCCCGAAAGTTTTAGAAGCTCTTGAGGCGGCGACCACCGACCCCGCCGTGGGCACGGTGATCTGCAACCCGGCTACCGGGGATGTAGCTGTCAGGGTGCATCAGTACGCCGAAATGTATTGGCGTGTCACTTCGAAGGATGACCGGTCGTGGATCGAAGCTGACCTTGTGGGTTGGGATGTGCTTGTTGATCCCGCTAAAGCGGAAGCGTCACCCGAGAAGGTTTAATCGTTGTTCGGCCCGCCAGGAAGCCGAAAGAGTGTGCCAGAAAAGGTATTAGCCGTACCCCAACCAGACCGAATCCCACAGGAGACCGGGTACTGGTGCGGGCCGGCATCGTGTCAAACAGCCCTCCAAGTGGTTCTCAACGAAGTCATTGAGGAACAAGAACTCGCCAACATGATGGGGACTACCGAAAACGGTACGAACCACATCGGCTTGCTGGCTGATGCTTTGAACGTGAAGGCGCACCATTGTGAGTGGGAGCCGGTGTGGTTGGAGCAAGACCCGCCCACCCCGGCGCAGAAGGAACAGTTCTGGGCTGACCTGAAGGCGAACATCGACGGCGGGTTCCCTATGCCCGCGAACTGGGTGGCCCCACCGGGGAATCACCCGGTGGCGGTGCGCGGTTCGGGTCCTAACCCTGGTTATTCAGGAACTATTTTTCATTACATCTGCTACGGCGGTTACGCCGAGGATAACGGGACACGTTACGTTTACGTCTACGATTCCGGTTTCTCTCCGTGGCAGTATTGGGTGACGTTCGACCAGTGCGTGAGCCTGATGCCCCCGAAGGGCTATGTGAAAAGTGCTGCTGCACCGGCTGGTGTTCCAACGCTGCCCGGTCCCGCACCCGCACCGCACACACAGGCAGAACTGTTGTCCTACGCAATGGACGAGTCGCTGCCGTTGGAGCGGTACGAAGAACTGCTGCCCGGTGTCCTCAGTTGCCTTGAGGCTTCTCAATGCAACAACGTCGAGCGGATCGCTCAGTGGTTCGCTCAAGTGGGCCATGAGTCCGGTGGCCTGATGTACATGGAGGAACTGGCTGACGGTTCCCAGTACGAAGGCCGCGAAGACCTGGGTAACACTTCTCCTGGTGATGGTCCGAAGTACAAGGGCCACGGGCCAATTCAAATCACCGGTAAGACGAACCATTCGGCTGTATCAGCTTGGGCTTATGGCGAAGGGTACGTCGAGTCACCCGACAAGTTCGTTGTCGAGCCGACGCTGCTGGCTTCGGATCATTACGGCTTCATGGGGACCGCCTGGTACTGGACGGTTGCTCGCGGTACTCAGATCAATGATGCTGCTGATCGTGAAGACCACGAAACCGTATGCCGTCTAATCAACGGTGGACTCACGGGCTATGACGACCGTGTGGCCCGCTATGCCAGGGCGAAGGAAGTCGCACCGACTTTCCTCGCTGTCCTACAATCCGGCCCGCCAGAAACCGGAGATGACCTTTTGAGCGCCCTGACCCCAGAGGAACAGAAAGAAGTTCTGTTCCTCGTCAGAATCCTCGCGGACGAACGGTTCCCGTCCAGGTCACCGTTCCGGCACATCAATGAGGGTCCGGTGGACACCGTGGCCGGCATGACCCTCAACACCGACGCAAGCTCGCACATCATGTTGGTGATCCGGCTCGCGGAGCTGGGTGACACGGGTGCGCTCGATCTGTTGAACGAGATCGCAACCAACACGGACCCTGATAGGTCTGGTGATGCGAAGTTGGCTTCGCGGGTGTTGACCGCTTTGCGTGCATCACAAACCGTCGACCAGACCGTGTACGACCCCCGGCCCGCCGCCGCCCCACCGGCTCCTGCGGCACCGCCCCCGGCCCCTAAGCCGGTGCGTCCCGCAGGGGCACGCTGGCGGCTGTAATGGCCGGGGTGCCACCCATGATCCAGAACGCCTTTGGTGTTCGGACATGGGGTGACCTTCGGGCCATGATCCACTCCGGTGGACCCGCTATCAGTTCACTGTTGGTGGGTTGGAACATCGTTGATGACAACAAGGCCACCCTGATCGCCGGCCTGCTCGTCGCGTTGGCTTCACCGTTGGCTGCTTACCCCGAAGCTGAAAATAATTTTCGTAAGTGGCTTTATGGGGTTGTGGCTGCGGTTCAGGCTGTGCTGATCGGTGTGGTGGGTGTTGTTGATTCGCCGTGGGTTGATCTGCTGGGGTCCGCGTTGGCGATCCTGGGTGGGATGGTGGCGAGTGCGAATACCACTACCTCAACTGGGGTTATTGCGGTAAATAGTCGCGCACCAGACCATTCTGGTAATTCGGTTGTTCCGGTGGTGACGGAACAGCCACATTCCCTGAACACAGGTGGGTGGCGTGGGCTATGACCATGCAAATCAAAACCTTGCTAGCCGGGGTTGTCGGCGTGGTGTGGTTCGGGTCCTACATCCTCAAAGGGATTAAACCGGAGATTGATTTGGGTTTAGCCCCTGACGCTCTGATGACAACGGTGGCCGGTTGGTGGTTCAACGAAGCCCGCAAGGAGGGCAATGAAGCCGAAGAATGACGTGATGACGTTGATATTCCTCATCATTGGGTTACTCGCAGCCGCCGATCTGGTGTTCGTGCAACTGCGGCAGCAGGCCAACGAGGACAACGCACGGGAGAAGCTGAACTGTGTGGTTGAGGTTGTTGAGGCTGCCAGGGCGAACGTCGCTTACAACAACCAGCGCGACTTGGCGTTGCGTGCGTTCGTAGAGTCCGGTAACGGTGCGGAACTGAGGGTGGTTTTGTCCACACCCCCTCCCCCGTTCCCTCAGTGTGAGATCGCGTGGGAGAAGTGATGCACCGTAACGATGTGGAACTGCCGCCTCGCTGGTGGTCAGGGTTTCAGCGTTCACCGGAACACCGTCACAGGTGGGATCACGGTGACTGCTGCGGAGAAGACGGTCTGGTTGTGCAGATGTGTTTCGAGGGGATGCCGTCAGGTGTCCGCTTTCGGGGCGGCTGGATCAACAACCACCACACAAGTGTGACCGTAGGAACTGAAGTGGAACGTAAATACACATGGCGGCGATAACCGTCATCTAACGGAAGGGGCGGGGAGTGACAGTCGAACTACTCCCCGCTCCCCCGCACATCTCCGGGCCGTCCTGGCGTAAAACCCTTGAAGGGCAATGGTGGTTGCCTGAGAAGACCCTTGGTTGGGGTGTGCTGAACTGGTGGGCCCAGTACGTCAAAACACCCGGTGGGGATCATGCCGGTGAGGCGTTCATGCCCACTTTGGAGCAGGCCCGGTGGGCTCTGTGGTGGTACGCGGTCGATGACGCCGGCCGGTACGCGTACCGCAACGGTGTGCTACGCAGGATGAAGGGTTGGGGGAAGGACCCGCTAGCCGCCGCTTTGGCGCTCGTGGAGTTGTGCGGCCCAGTGGCCTTCGACAAGTTCGATGCGTCGGGCAGCCCGGTCGGTAAACGCCGGCACGCGGCGTGGGTTCAGATAGTCGCCGTGTCCCAGGAACAAACCAAAAATACGATGTCCTTGTTCCCGGTGATGGTGTCCTCTCAGTTAAAAGAGGACTACACACTTGAAGTGAATAAGACCATCATTTACTCAGAGGCTGGTGGCCGTATCGAAGCGGTCACCTCGTCCCCGTATTCGATGGAGGGCAACCGGCCCACCCTGGTGATCCGTAACGAGACTCAGTGGTGGCAGGAAGCCAATGACGGCCACGATCTGGCCGGCGTGATCGAAGGTAACGTCACTAAGATTCCCGGTTCCAGGGTGCTGTCGATTTGTAACGCACACATCCCCGGTGAGGACAGTGTGGCTGAGCGTGACTACGACGCGTGGCAGTCTGTGCAGTCCGGTGACGCAGTCGATGTCGGCACCCTGTACGACGCTCTGGAAGCACCAGCAGACACCCCTGTGTCGGAGATACCGTCTGAACGGGAAAACCCTGAGGGGTACACAGAGGGTGTTGCGAAGCTCCGGGAGGGCATTGAGATAGCCCGTGGGGATTCGGTGTGGCTCCCGGTGGACACCATCGTTGAATCGGTTTTGGATGTTCGTAACCCGGTCACGGAGTCGCGGCGTAAGTTCCTGAATCAGGTCAACGCGCATGAGGATTCGTGGATCGCCCCGTATGAGTGGGATGCGGTTGCGGACCCCACAGCGAAGCTGGTACCCGGTGACAGGATCACCTTGGGGTTCGACGGGTCGAAATCCAATGACTGGACCGCTCTGGTTGCGTGCCGTGTCGAGGACGGCTGTTTGTTCTTGATCGGTGTGTGGAACCCAGAGAAGTACGACGGGCAGATACCCCGCGAGGACGTTGACGCTGTGGTGCGTTCGTGTTTCGAACGGTACGAGGTGGTGGCGTTTCGGGCAGATGTCAAAGAGTTCGAATCGTATGTGGATGCGTGGTCCCGTGATTTCAAGAAGCAGATCAAGGTCAACGCCTCACCGAATAACCCAATCGCTTTTGATATGCGCGGTCAGACGAAACGGTTCTCTTTTGATTGCGAAAAGTTTTTGGACGCGGTGTTGGAGGAGGAGTTGTCGCACAGCGCCAATGTGACGTTGCGTCAGCACGTCCTTAATGCCCGCCGGTACCCGACGACGTACGACGCGATTTCTATCAGGAAAGCGTCGAAGGATTCATCGAAAAAGATCGACGCCGCTGTGTGCTGTGTTCTGGCGTTCGGTGCTCGTCAAGATTTCCTGATGTCCAAGCGAAACCGATCCAGAAAGGTGGCGGTTATTCAGTGACGTGTTCATTTGAAGGTTGCGACCGCCCTAACCGTTCGTATGGGTTGTGCGAGTCGCATCGTATCCAGCAGAAACGCCACGGCCGGCTCTGGCCTGTAGGGGAAAAGCCTGAGCGCACAGTGGAAGAGTGGCTACAGTTTGCTACACCTGACGGTGATTGCATGTTGTTCAAGCCGCACCTGAAGGCAAAGTACCCCAACGTGTATGTGAAGTCGCTGGGCACTTGCGTAGGTGTCCACAAGGTTGTGTGGGCTCTGCATACGGGTGGCCCCATTACAGGTGTTCACATTCATCACACTTGCGGTCAGTCTAAGTGCATCAATCCTGCCCATCTTGAACGTGCTTCTGCTGCTGAGAACACCTTGGAGATGTTGGCTAGAGCGGACTACGAGGCTGAGATTGCGCGGTTGCAGTTGAGGATCGTGGAGCTTGAGGCTGAACTAGAAGGAGTTACAAGTGGCAGCCGTTGATATTGAGAAGCAACGCGATGAGATGCTCAACCTGTTCGAAGAGCGTCAGGCTGGTTTGAAGGACGCGAAGGCGTATTACGACGCGGAGCGCCGGCCGGACGCTATTGGTATCGCGGTCCCCCCTGAGATGCGGAATTTGCTCGCCCATGTTGGTTATCCCCGCCTGTACATCGACTCCATTGCGGAGCGCCAGGAGGTCGAGGGTTTCCGCATGGGCGGGAACGATTCCGCCGATGACGAGTTGTGGGATTGGTGGAAAGCCAACAACCTGGATATCGAAGCGACGTTGGGTCACACGGATGCGTTGATCTACGGGACTTCGTACATCACGGTGGCTGCCCCGGACCCGTCTGTGGATTTGAACGTGGACCCGAATGTTCCGATGATTCGGGTGGAACCGCCCACCGCTTTGACAGCGGTGATTGACACCCGCACTAAGGATGTGACCCAGGCGATCCGCGCTATCTATGACGAGGATCAGACTGAGGTCATTGCCTGCACTTTGTATTTGCCTGATCAGACTGTGCAGTGGATCAGGGAGCAGGGGTCTTGGAAGGTTCTGACGAGGGTGGCGCACGGCATGATGATGGTGCCGGTGATCCCCTTGGCGAACCGCACTAGGTTGTCCGATTTGTATGGCAGCAGCGAGATTACGCCTGAGCTACGCAGCGTGACTGATGCTGCCGCCCGCATTTTGATGGACATGCAGGGGACGGCTGAGTTGATGGCGATCCCGCAAAGGTTGATTTTCGGTGTTAAACCGGAGGACCTGGGTATTGACCCTGAGACTGGGGAGAAACTTTATAACGCTTACATGGCGAGAATATTAGGATTTGAGGACCCGGATGCAAAAGCGCAGCAATTCAGTGCCGCCGAATTGCGTAACTTCGTTGATGCTCTTGATGCACTTGACAGGAAAGCAGCAGCTTACACAGGGCTCCCGCCTCAATATTTGTCTACGTCTTCTGACAACCCGGCTAGTGCGGAGGCTATTAAATCCTCTGAATCCCGGTTGGTGAAGAAGACTGAGCGGAAGAACAAGATTTTTGGTGGTGCGTGGGAGCAGGCTATGCGTGTTGCTTACCGGGCTATGAAGGGTGGCACTGAGGTTCCCCCGGATATGTACCGGATGGAAACGGTGTGGCGTGACCCCAGCACCCCGACGTATGCCGCTAAGGCTGACGCTGCGGTGAAGCTGTATGCGAACGGTATGGGTGTTATCCCGCGTGAGCGTGCCCGTATTGATATGGGTTACTCAATTACTGAGCGTGATGAGATGCGTACGTGGGATGAGGAAGCCGATCCGATGCAGGCGTTGGCGGGGATGGTTGCCCCGCCTAGGGCTACACCGCAGCAGCCTAAAGCGCCGGCTGGGGATGATCAGTGACCGCCCCGCAGCAGCCACAGGACGTTGAGCGGTACGGGGCGTTACAGGCTGCTGTAGCGGCTGCCGCCGCCGCCTATGCCACACAGTTCGCGACGTTGTTCGCGCCTGCACCGTTGTCCACTGTGGAGTGGGTGAAGATGTTGGCGTTGATGTACCCGAAGATCGCGGAGTTCCGGTTCAGGTCAGCGGATTTGGCCCGCGAGTTCTACGACGTGGAGAGGGCTGCGTTCTTCCCGGAGTTACCTCCGGTGGAGCAGTGGATTGAGCCGTTTGAGTTCGAATGGTTCGTGAAGGACATGGAGCCGGTGCGTAAGGCGATGGTGGTTGAGAAAGCCACCCCGTCTGCGCGAGGGCAGTTCGTTCTCCAAGCTGTTCGTGAGGTTCAGAACGGCGGTCGCAGACAGACCATCAACGCCGTGAGTACGGATGTTGAGGTCGCTGATTTCCTTTCCGGTGAGCAGCCGGCCCCTGAGCCGGTGGTGTTGGAGAGGACCGATTTACCTGAGAAACCGAAGCCGGTTCCTCGTGAGGTTTCGTGGATGGAACCACGGAAATCCAAGCTGGCGTACAACTTCAGGTTGAGTAACCCGCAGCCGGTCCAGGCTGAACCTGAGATTGAGTACACAGGCCCGAAGTTGGTTCGGTCTTCAGGAGAGACACGGCCAATCCAAGGTTGGGCCAGGGTAGCCACCGGGCGCGAAACATGCGCGTGGTGTCTGATGCTGGTTTCTCGTGGCGCTGTGTACGGTTCGGCTACTTCCGCAGGGTTGAGGTTGGACGACGAGTCAGCTAAGGACGCGATCCTTGGCGGCACGGATGTTTCAGATTTGATGAACGAGTGGCACATCGGTTGTGACTGTTTGGTTGTGCCCGTGTTCGACCTCAATAACTGGTCCGGTAAGGCTGCGAAGGACCGGGCTTTGGAGTTGTGGGTCGAGGCCGACGAGGAAGCCGAAAGGTTTGTCGAGGAGAACCCCGGAAGGGTTCACAAGACCGGTAAGAAAAGGGGTTCCCCGTATACCAAGAACGAGGAAATCCAGTTAGCACTTCGCCGCAAGATTGATCGCGGTGAGATCAGTTCCCAAGAGTGGGCAGTCTTGAGTGAGGCTGCCTAGCCCGCCGAGCCCTTGATGGGCTCCAACCCGCCCAGGAGGCGAAAATGTCAGACGTAACCCCCAACGATGTTGCCCCGCAGGCCCAGGTGGCTGTGGCTCCTGCGGCCCCGGCACCTGAAACTTTCTCGAAAGAGTACGTTCAGGAGCTTCGTAATGAGGCCGCTAAGTACCGCACGGAGAAGAACGATGCGGTCGAGCGTGCTAAGGCAGATGTCATCAAGGACTACGAGGTGAAGCTGTCGGAGAAAGAACAGGCGTTCGGTGAGACTCAAAAAGAGTTGTCTGAGCGTGCCCTTGAACTGTTGAAGCTCAAGGCGGTTGTTTCGGCCGGCATTTCATCTGAGGACGCTTTGGATGTTGTGACTCTGATCCAGGGTTCCGATGAGGAATCGGTGTCGGAGAGCGTCAAGAGGGTTAAGTCGCTGATTGGGAAGACTCCTCCGAAGGATCGTCCCATTGACCCATCACAGGGCACGGGCAATCAGTTGCCGTTGAACGGTGATCCGCTGCTGGAAACAGTACGCCGGATCGTCGGTGCCAAATAACTAAGAAAGAGAGTTAGCCAAATGGCTGGTTACGTTACTCCGAATACCGTTGCTAAGACTACGGACCCGATGTTTTCGGGTTACCTTGACCCGGTTGTTTCCCAGGACTACTTCACTGAGATTGAGAAGGTGTCCATTGTTCAGCAGATCGCCCGGAAAATTCCGATGGGACCTACCGGGGTTCGGATTCCTCACTGGTCCGGTGATGTCACCGCTAAGTGGGTTGCTGAAGGTGAGCAGAAGCCTGTCACCAAGGGCGACTTCACTAAGCAGGATATCGCCCCGTACAAGATCGCTACGATCTTCGCGGCAAGCTCCGAGGTTGTGCGTGCGAACCCGCTGAACTACCTGAACACCATGCGGACCAAGGTCGCTGAGGCTATCGCCCTGGCGTTCGACACCGCCGTTCTTGGTGGCGACGGCCCGTTCGGTAACAGCGTTGCTGACACCGACAAAGAGGTCGATCTGGCCGATAACGCCTACGCCGCGTTGAACAACGGTTTGCAGCTTCTGCTTGACGATGGCAAGAAGTGGACCGGGACTCTGTTTGACAATCTGGCTGAGCCGATCCTGAATGGTTCGGTCGATCAGATCGGCCGGCCGCTGTTCATTGAGGCCACTTACACGGACATCAACTCCCCGTTCCGTTCGGGGCGTGTCCTGGGCCGGCCCACCTACATCTCCGATCATATCGCTGACGGTGACATGGTTGGTGTGATGGGTGATTTCAGCCAGATCATCTGGGGCCAGGTCGGTGGTCTTAGCTACGACGTGTCGGATCAGGCCACCCTGGACCTCTCCGCCGCAGGTGACGGCTCTGGCATCGTGTCGCTCTGGCAGAACAACTTGGTTGCTGTGCGTGTGGAGGCTGAGTTCGCCGCCCTCGTCAATGACCCGACTGCGTTCGTGAAGCTGAACAAGGGCGCTGTCCCGAAGGCCGCTTCCGCTAAGTGAGGTTAAGGAGGACGGCTGACTTCACTTAGGGGTCAGCCGTCCCCTACCAAGGAAGGATTGGCGTGGTTCAAGT